ACCGCCGTCCGACCTAAGGCATCCGCGTCAGCACCATGACCAGCATTGCAATGATTGATGCGGATGCACCGATCATAATTGCTTCTAACCGTTTCACGCGGGCGAAAACTTCGCGGAACTGGATTTTTACTTCTGTCTTAATCTCAGCCACCTGTATTTGCAGATCATCAATACGCTCATGTGCGGATGCCACTGTTCGTTTGTCCATGTGCGCCTCAAGTAATATCGTCAGTTACTTCAACGGTAATGTAACCATTGTTGGGAAATGTCTCGATTGTGCCCTCAGTATTCGTGACTTCGAACTCAGCTTCATACAGCCCAGCAGTCGCCGTGTCTGACGCGCTCCAGGCATAGCTCACCTGCCCAGCATCGTAATCGTACACAGAAGCTGCTGCATCTACAGTGGTGCTGTCTGACCCCAAGGGACGCATGTGAAATCGCACAGTCGAAACTGATAACTCAATCAACGTACCATCGCCGTCTTTCAGTGTTGCCAGCATCGTTGGACTTGTGTCGTTTTGCTTTATGTAGAACGTCATTTTATCCCACTCTGTTGTAAGAGGTCACTTCAACTTGGTTGGCAGAAATCGCTTCAATCTGCACATAGCGTAGGAACGCCGCGCCAAATGGAATGTCCGGAATGCTTGGTGCTCCAGTCAAGATGTTGTCTGCCGCTAGATTTTTGGTGGTATCCATATCGACTGCAGGAACAGTCGGCACACCTGCTTCGCAATCATCAGCACCAAGGATGTGCTTTACATCGATGTCAGGCGATCCAAGCGCAGGCGCATCCGCTTCCAATGCAGGCGGGTCAAGCGTATGCGTCTGATCAAATACGGTATCTGCAACAGAAGGGATGCCAGCATTGATGTTGTCGGCAACCAGAGCAGAAATCGTAACCGCGTCAACTGTTGCAACGACAGGATTACCAGTTACCATCTTTCAGCTTACGGATTGCCTTCAGTGTGCTGTCGTTCATCATGATCGCAGCATTTGGCGATTGACGATACGCAGGATCAACAGAATGCACTAGGTCGATGATCTCATCAGCAGTCACAGCCGTTGCTGAGGCAGCAGTTACACCAGCCGCTGAGTTTGTGACAATGCCTTCGACATCAGATGAGCCTGAACCTGTGGTTAGCTTCGCGTTTGCGATGCGCCCCATCCGCTCACCAAGCAAGCGGCCAAGTAGGCTTTCCATGTTAAACACGCTGTCTGCATTCAGCTCCGCTGACCAACGTACCCACTCAGTGTTGAATCCATAGGCGTTCAGCGTTTTCTGACCAAAGGTCGCATCTTTGCCGCCGTCGTCAGTTGGCTGAGTGCCTTCTGTATGCGCTTCGGCAGTCACCGTGGTGTCATCAAGCGTTGGAATGTTTAACGGGTTACCCGCCGCCGTTTCAATGCTTGTAAACACTGGTGATGTGTACATCGGACCAAATGCTTTCATGCTTTCAACGATGAACGTCGCTAGCTCAGTCGGCACAGTGTAAGCACCCGCCGAGTTTGTTGATCCAACCTGAACGCGATATTCTTTAAGAACGTTGCGGACCTCTGGTTCAACATACGCGTCACCGCCGTTTGCAATCATTTCAGCAAACGCTGCACGGTAATCCATAGTCAGACCATTATCGACTGCAGGTGCAGTGCGACCTTCGGCTTCTGGGATTTTAGTTGTGTCTGTCGCTTCTAGCTTTTGAAACGCTTTAGCAACGCGATCTTCGCGCTCTACACGTGCAGCTAGCTTGTCGTGGTCTGCCATCATGGCATCAAACTCACGCTCAATTTCGGCAGCACGGGTTTCTTCTGTTTCGTCTGTCACTTCTGACAGTTTGGCGCGGGCTTCTGTGGCAATTGACGCCATCTGCTCGCGCAAAGTTTGGATCTCTTGCATGAGACTATCCTTTCGCTTTTGAGAGATGTGAACGAGCCTTCATGCGCAACCTTCTGGCTGCTTGGCTCTTTCGTTGCGCTTTGCGATGCCGCTCCAAGCTGCGCAGACCGATCTCGGTGCCGCTGTAAGCTGGGGTCGTAACGATAGATACGTCGTGTAACTCCGCTGCCTCTATGGTCCGACGAGGCATGTCATCCTCATCATCCCAAGATTGGCGGGTCGGCACAAACGCAAAGGACATTTTGTCCAGATCGCCCCGTTTCATTTTAGGGACAATGCTCCGAACATCGGGATCAGATGGATCAAGCAATGCACGCATGTGCAAGCCATGTTCATCCTCTGATAATTCTAAGGTGCCGCTTCGACTTCTCGCTAACGGCAAACCCTCATGGTTAATTAGGAAAACAACGTCATCGCGATCTATTGCGTCTCTGAAAGCACCGGGTGCAATCTGTTCACGCCATTGTCCACCGATAACAGTCTCCTGATTGAACACAGCAGCGTAGCCAGCGACTTCCACTGTGGCGTCGTCTATAGCCCGCACTTCAAATGACGCGGACGCACGGTTTTCACGTTGGTCCATAATGATTTCCTCTAAATGTTTAGGATTTTGGTCGTTCAGACTTTTATGGAACGGCGTTGCCGCTCTATATTTGCCTTTGGGTGGGTTGTTGCCCCATAGACGGCTCACCCATCGGCACACTGATCCAGTTTTTGAATGTAGCCGTACAATTCAATACAACATACTCCCAAATTGTTGTATAAACTTGGGGTGAGGCTCCTGTTAACTTTGGCTACGAAGTAACTTCCTCACCCGCATTTTCTTGGCTTACAATCGGCACTGTCGCACCTTGGATCATCAGATCATCGCCAGCGGGTAATGGTTCCATGCCCTCTTTTTCGCGAACCTCATTCGGCGTCTTGATACCGTTCTGGATCGCAGTTGCATGGGCTTCCATGCGGGTTTTCAGATCACCACGAAGCAAGCTATCGACGTTAAAACGCACCTCATAGTCACTGTCACGACCAAAC